AACACCGGTCGTCGCGCCGCCGGCACCAGCGAAGTAGGTAAAGTGCGGGGATAGGATGAAACGGATATCCTCAAACTTACCAATCTCGTGCTCGTGAAGCAGCTTAACGGTGTTGCTGTAGTTCTCGCGTGCTACGAAGCCAGGGATCTGGCGAAGGTCCTGCTCGAAGTTGGTGTGACCAACAGCGACGTAGGCCGGGGCAACAGGCTGAGTGGCGATCTTAACCGAAGCATCGATCATCTTGGTGATCGGCTTAGCCATAGCAACCTTTAGGGTGCGCTGAGCTAGGCGTAGGTCACCAGCATCTACCGGGGCGATTACCTGGTTTCTGGCAGTAGCAGTACCGGTATAGATGACGTTAGTGCCGCCGATCATCATATTCCACAGGATGCGCTCCTTGGTAAGAGCTGCCTGTTCACCGGCAAGCATGGTGATGGTCTTGAGGTTCTCGTCCTCGTGGGTGTCGAGAATGACATCGGTAAGACCAACCCAGTCGCCGTACTGCTGGATTACGCCGGATACGTCCTCGTAGTTGAAACCACGGGGTGAAGGAGTTACGCCTTCAACGAGGGCTTCGGTCGAGACCGCAAACGGGATAGGACGACGCCACTTGATTAGCTGTCCAGTGTTCTTCGGTACAGCTTGGGTCATTGCAAAACGCTCGAGTAGGAGCGAAGGCTGAGCATGGGCTAGGAAGCTGGCTACTGAGTATAGACCAACGCGAACGCCGATGTCGCCGTAATTAACGGGACTAAAAGACATTTGGATTCCTCCTTAAGGAATTAAATTAGGTGGTTTTCTTTACCGACCTTTTCATACGCTTCTCTGAAGATAGCTTCTTCGTCAAGTTCTACAGCTCTTCGAGCGGCTGGTGCGCGAACATCAGCGGCAGTCTGTACCTTACGATTACGTGCTTCCTTCAACTTGTCAGCGGCCTCAGTGTTGGCAGGGGCCGTCTGTACTGGGGTAGGCTGCGCGGGCTGTACACCCTGTGCTGCCTGCATTGCTGCCGCAAAGGCATAGATGGCTTGTTTTACCTCGGATGCGTAGGCTGATTCAGCCATACCGCGCTGACCGGGAGTTAGGGTATCCTTCCACTGCTTCCATTGTGGTGACTGGAAAATAGCGTCAGCCTGGGGAATCTCCGCTAGGAGTTCCTGCTTCTGCTGTGCTAGGAATTGATACTCTTCTTGCTCCTGCTCATGCTGGGTAAACGTCTCGACCACGTGATCCGCGCGCTGTGCTGCCGTTGCAATCGCCAGCTTAGCAATACGCTCCATGGTCTTAGCCATGATAGGATCGATCTCACGAAGATCATCAATCTCCTTCTGAGTCTCGGGGTCTAACGTTACTCCATCCGTCTTGACGGTAGTACCACCTGCACCGGTGGTTGGTTGAGCCTCGCGGGCCTTATAGGCGCGCAGTTCTCTCTCAAGTTGTGACATCCGGCTCTGGATAAAGGGAACTCTGCCAGCATCAGACTTGTAACGCTGCAGTTCTTTTTCTAGTTCCTTTACTCGATCAGTGTCATTCGAAGCGGCAGTTTGTACAGCGGCTTCTGGTTCTGAGTTATCCTCCTCAGGAAGGTTCGAATCACCGTTATCGACCTTTTCTGGAGTATCCTCGCTCTCGGGAGCGTCATCCTCCTCTTCCTTTTCGGGTTCGTCGTTAGAGTCGGTGTCCTCTACGAGCTCATCCTCTTCGGGGAGGTCTTCTTGTGTCTCCTCCTCAACGGCCATTAGGCGGTCGAGTGCTTCAGTGTCGCCAGACTCTACAGCCTTAGCGATTGCGTCAAAGTCTTTACCGGGATTCTTGTTTGCCATGTGTGTAATGTCCTTTTAGTTTGCGGCCTCTCATCGGGCGGCGGTTGGGATAGTCGAGAAACCGAGGATCTGCGCGAGCAGAGCAGCACGGCCCCGAAGCTGTTGGGTGGATCTATCGTCAGCATTCAGATCTGCTAGACGCTTGTAGGTTTCATGCAGTTCATCTGCAGCCCACTCTTCGAAGAGGGCCCAGTCGGGCCCCCTGTAATTCACATTAGGACGATTCATTAGATGCCACTCCCTGTAGTCTTCTTAATTTCTAGCTCCTGCTGGTACAATGAATTCTCGTCAGCCTTACGCTGCTCTTCCATCGACTTGAGGAAGACCTTGGACTGTAGATCCAGTTCCTTCATCTCGCGGTCGTTGAGAAGCTGTAGCTTCAACTGCTCATCCTTCTGTGCCATCTGTAGCATTTCAACCTGTACCTCTGAGCGGGCCTTGAGAACCTGAGCGTGGGCCTCAGCCAGGCGTGCCTGGTTGGATCCCATCTTCTCTTCATGCTCCCACAACTCGCGCTGCTGCTGCTGTTGCATCTCAAACTGTAGCTGCGCCGTCTTAAGCTGTAGCTCCTGCTGCTTGAGCTGGACCTCCATCTGCTTAATCTGGAGCTCAATCTGTGATGGATCAGGCTGGCTCTGTGCTTCCTGAATAGCAGCCTGTACCTCTTCCGGACTACGTACAATCTTGTTAGATGGTAGGTGCATCAGGGAGAGACGTGCGCGTACTAGCTCGTCAGCATTAATAGCCATCGCAACTGCGGGGTTCTGAGCCGACTCCATCTGGAGGCGCTCTAGATCTCGGATGAACATCTGCTTGTTCTTGTACTCCGAGCTCGACTTGACGTCGATCAGGAAGTTACCCTTGATCTCTGGCTTCGGGTTGTACTGCATGTTCCATGCGTAGCTACGACGAATGACCTTCTCAGTTACCTGATCATCCCACTCCTCGGCTGAGAAATCCAGCAGAGTATTGGATGCGTGCTTCATCGTTAGCTGTCCGGTTGCAGTCTCGCTATTGTCGGGAGACTGGGTAGGCGAGGAGAGAGTAGCCGATTCCTCTTCAGCAAATTGGCGGGCCAACTGTAGGACGGGCATAATGTTGCCGATCACGTTGGTCGGATTAAAGAACTGAATGGCATCGCTAATCTTCGCTTGCGGATCAGTCAGCAACCACACCTTGTTAGGTTCGAGGGTCCAGTCACCGTTGACGGGCTGGATCCACTTGTGGTACATTGCTACCTGCGGGCCGGAAGTTAGGCTTGCGTTATCTAGAATCATACGGTAGGCCTGAGTAACCACACGCTGGGCATCTGCTAGGAGAAGTGGGTGACCGTAACCAAACGGGTTGGTCGGGTCCTTCTTCCAGGTAGAAGCTGCGTACGGAGTCTCGTAGTACCCCTCGATGTTCTCAAGCTCCATTCGAATAACCTTGCCGCAACAAACCCAGACTTCGCCGTAGTACTCGCGGGTCGGGGATTCATACGTCGGGGTAAGGCCGAGCTTTTCGATATCATCATAGGTTACGGGACCATGATACTCAAGGACTAGGTAACGATCCTTGTACATATAAGGATTGCGGGTCCAGATCTCAGAAGTAATTCTTCCGAGAGTCTCATTGTAGTGCGAAGCCTTGATTGGCTCCATCTGATCGTTGCCCTTCAGGATCATCTTGATTGCATCGCCGTCAAAGCCAGGATGCTGGATGTACTGAGAGAGCTCGATGCTTGTCATCGGGTGGATCTCGATGTCACTCTTGGACTCACATAGATCTGCTACGCCCATATCTGGGTAGTAGCGCCACAGGGGAACGTGTGTAACCTTAGGATACTTCTCCTCGGTTACCTTGGGGATCCATGTACCGTCCGGGCTTGGTTCGTACTTAACCCGCATAGAGCCGGTATTAACCGGACCCTTAAGGACACCAGTACCGAGAATGACTCGATCCTCCATGGCCTTGCGGGAGTGCATAGCATACTTACAGTACCCAAGCTGAGCCTCAATCTCCTTAGACATAAGGCGGCAAGCCTCAATATTCTTGGGGTCGGACTCGTTAGGAGCAGGGAATAGATCCCAGTTCTTCTCGCCTCCGGCAAACTGCAGCGATACACAGTTAGCAATCGCCGTGTCGCACTTGGTACGAACAATGTTCGGTACCGGGCGCGCTGTCTTTAGCGTCGAGTCAGCTGAGCTGAAGGGAGTCTCCGGGAAATCTGTTCCAGCACCCTGCAATGGCGCACTGTACAGCTTCAGGGCCCTCTCCCATTCCATATCTTTCCCAACGCGAGCTACTGCTCGCTCTTGGAATAGCTTGGTTACCTTATCTGCTAGGCCGTCGAGAATCTCTAGCCGCTCTTCCTCCAGCTTAGATACAGTCTCGTCGATATCGGCACCCGGCAGATCCTTTTCGTCTTCTTTATTCATCAGATGTCATATCCTGTTGGTCTGTATTTGATGTGCTTGAAGTCAGAGTGCTGTGACTTAGAAGACATACGCTCCAGGTTATTGCAGATGTAACGCCATGTATCCATTGCGTGGTCATCTTCCTTCAAAACCTTGCCGTGTTTGTCTCTTCTGTACAGCTGGTACTCCTTCTGCCCGTTTACTAGGGTCTTGAACACTTTTAGTTTTCCTGC